ACCAATCCAATTTAGAACTTTAAATAACTTATCTAAATGTGCTAGTGGATATGTTGGAACTATTTATAAAACTAATAGTTCTCAACCTCAATCTTTACTAGACATTATGAAGTCTTATCAATACTTATATAATGTTATTTATCATAGAACCCAATTAGCTTTTGCTAAAAATATTGGTAAAGTAGCTAACTTAGATTTAGCTAAAATGCCTGCTGGATGGGAACCTGATAAGTGGTTATACTATATGAGAGAGATGGGATTAGCTGTAACTGATAGTTTTAATGAAGCTAAGAAAGGTGCTGCTACTGGTAAGTTAGCTGGTAATATGTCTAGTAATCAAGCTGTGTTAGATTTGGATATGGGTAACTATATTCAACAACATATTGAGATGTTACAATATATTAAAAGTGAACTAGATTTAGTAACTGGTATTACTCCACAAAGACGTGGACAATATACTTCCTCTGATCAAGGTTTAGGTGTAACTCAAGAAAATAAGTTAGCTAGTAGTAATATTACAGAGTGGTATTATAAAGTACATGACAATACTAAAGTTAGAGTATTATCTCACTTACTAGAAACAGCTAAATACTGTTTACGTAATGGTAATAAGAATATCCAATATATAGAGGATGATTATACTACTAAGATATATCAAATTGATGGAGAGATTGTAAATGAATCAGAATACGATTTATTTATTAGAGATGCTGTAGAGGATGGACAAGCTATTGAAATGTTACGTAGAGCTACAGAAATAGGTTTACAAACTGGTCAGGTTAATATTATCCAATTGATGGATATCTATAGTAATCAATCATTAGCTTCTATTAGAAGAAAGATTGAGAGATCTGTAGCTGAAGCACAAGAGCAAGCTCAACAAGCTCAAGAAATGCAATTACAACAGCAAAAGGCTATTGAAGATCAAAAAGCTCAAATTGAAATGGAAAAGCTTAGACTTAAGCAATATGAAATTGATCAAAACAATCAGACTAAGATTGCTATTGCTGAGATGCAAGCTTATGCTATGGATGAAGGATCTTCTCCAGAGTTAATTGATAGGACTGCAGAATATGCATTTAAACAACAAGAAATATCTCAAAAAGCATTTAATGAGCAAGAAAAGCTTAGACATGCTAAAGAAGTAAAAGATAAAGAACTTGATCTTAAGCGTAGAGAACTTGATGAAAGGATGAAGATTGAGAATAAGAAACTAGAGCAAATTGAAGTACAAAATAAAAACCAAGAGTACTTAAAAGAGCTTGATGTTAAGATGAAGAAAGAAGAACTTAACGCTAAGAAAGAGATTGAAAAAATAAAACTACAAGCAGCTAAATCTAAAGCTAGATCTTCAACTAAAAAGTAATATGTTACTAAATAATAAGCATTACTATAATCTACCTCCACAAGAAAGAAAAGACTTGTGGAAACACTATAAAAAAGTATATCCTAATATGGGATATACTGATATGGTTAAACATTTTAATGGTGAAGTAGAGAACTATCAATTTGGTGGTAGAACTGATTATTTTGATAGTGATGTTAAGAAGTTTGCTGATGGTGGTAAAACAAATACTTTAGAAGGTGATTTAATTTCTAAAGTAATTATGAATAGAAATAAAGATAAAGATTTTGTTAAAAGAGCTTATGCTGTTGGACAATATCCAGAATCAAAAATGTTTACATCACCTGATCCTAATGAATTTGGTTCGCGTATGACTCATAAAATGTCTTGGGGAGAAGATGATAAAGGACAAGCTTATATGTTTCCTGAAGTATTAAATCCTAATAATGAGGCAATTAAAATACCTAATCAATACGCAGATTATATTACTAGTAAAGGTTATAAAAAAGTTACAAATATTCCAATTAAAAAATCTAAAGGTGGTTTAATTAAAAAATATGAAGATGGTGGTACAGATAAAAATAATACTACTAATAGTATCTATGAAATTGCTTATGGTAAACCTCAATTAGTTATAACACCTGAAGAAAAAAGAAAAGCTGTTAATCCAACATATGAAGAACAAAAAGAAGCTTATTTAAGTGATTTAAAAAGAAGAGGTAGTGGTAGGTTAGAAGAATCAATAAGTCCTTTAGATTTTATTGGTCCAAATCAAGTAAAAGCTGCTGCTAATCTTGTTAAATCAACTGCTAAAACTTTACCTAAAGCTGCTACTAAAGCAGGTAAATATTTAACAGAAGAAACAGCTTTAAAGAATGCATATAAGTTAAATCCTTGGGCATTTAAACCTAATCCTGAAGCTTATTATAGAGGTATAGGAAAAAGTGGATATGATGATGCTATAGAAAGTGGAGTATTAAGAACTCCACAAGGATCTAGATTTGGTGATGATTTATATCTATCTGATAAATTTTCAGAAGCTGAATATTATGCAGATAACAAATTACCTTGGACAATTACAGATGATGGAACAGTAGTTAGTGATTTAATAAAAAGTAAAGGGATTGATACTGAAAGATATATTGCAGAAATTCCTAAAGCAAAAGTAAATGCTAAACCTTACTACATAAACGATAGTCAGTTTATAACAAATGAGAAAGTACGGCTAAATGATGTTAAACTTTTAAAACAAGATTGGCTAAAAGGATATAAAGAAGTTTCTAAACCTAAATCTACTTTTAAATCAGAAATAGATTGGGGTAAATGGAATCCTGATACACCTAAATATCCAGAACTAATTAATGAATATAATGCAATAGAAGAATCTACTAAAAAAGCAGGAACATGGATGAAAAATCCTGATGGATCTGCTTTTCAAGGAACTCCTGAGCAATTTGTGCAACAACAGAGTAGTTGGTTTAAAAAAGCTTTTGGAAATTCTAAACTAATAAATCCTGATGGTAGTCCTAAAATTATAAAACACGGAAGTGAAAAAAATGATATAGAAATATTTAAATCACCTTCACAACAAGAAAATTTTAAAAAAAGAACAGCCACTACAAAAGATACAGAGCATATTTTTTTTAGTCAAGATGACCATTGGGTAAATAGGTTCGCGAGAAAAGATGGTAAAGTTTATAATGTTTATGCTAATGTTGAAAATCCTCGTATTGCAAGTACGCCAGAAGAAATGTATAATCCTGAAATAATTTCTAATTATAAAGATTATGATGCAATAACAAATTTAAAATTAGGGGAAAAAGACACAAGACCTTTTAGAGAAATAGCAATTCCTAATTGGAATAATGTAAAATCAGCAGTGGGTAATGTAGGATTTTTTGATATGACTAATCCTAATATATATAAAGGATTAATACCAGCAGCAATATCAACAAATTTATTAAAAGAAAATAAAAAGAAAAATAAATGATAAACAACTTTAACATATTTGGACAACTTATTAAAATAGAAAGTCGTAAATCTTTATATAAAAAGAAGTGTTTAGGTATGTGGTTATGTAATGAAAATAAAATTCTTATACAAGAAAATACTGATAAGTATCCTGTTAATGAAGATATAATTAATCAAACTACTTGTCATGAAATTATACATGCTTGGTTAGATAAATGTAATTATCATAAGCTTTCTGATGATGAACAATTAGTTGATTTACTAGGTAGTTGTTTACATGAATTCTTAACTTCACAAAGTAAAAACTAGATATTAAGCTATTAACAGAAAAAATATAAAATAAATAATTATAATACAAATTATAAATAAACTAATATATTAACTAACATGACTGAAAAAAACGAATTATTTGAAGGGTTAGGGTCCTTTCTTTTAAATCAAGATTCTGTAAGTGTTGATTCTTTAGAAGGTGCTAATACACCACCTGCTGCTGAAGAAGAAACTACTACTACAGAAACCCCAAATGCTAATGCTGTTACGCTAGATGAATTAGAGGCAGATCTAGCTGGACAAGCAGAAGAAACTAGTACTGAAGAAACTACTGTTGAATCAACTAATGATACAGAAGATTCTGAAAAAGTAACTACTGAGTCTAAAGACTCAACAATCTACAAAACTTTATCTGAGTTTCTTAAAGAAGAAGGTATAGTTGATGAAGTGTTTGAAGATAAAGATTCATTATTTAACTACTTCAAATCAGTAGCTGAGAATGAAATAAAAGAGTGGAGAAGTAATTTACCTGAAGAGATTACAACTATTATTGAGAACTATGAACAAGGAGTACCTTTTGATGAGTTGCTTAATATTACTTCTAATCAAATTAGATTAGATTCAATTGATGATGAAGTATTATCTGATAATCTTGAATTACAAAAAAACCTAGTTAGAAATTATTACCTTAATAAAGGTTTTAATGAATCTAAGATTGAAAAGATGATTAGTAAGTCTTTAGAATTAGATGAACTAGAAGAAGAAGCAACTGAAGCTTTAAGTGAACTTAAAGAATTAGAAGCTCAAAGATTAGAAGAACTAAAAGAAAGAACTAAACAAGAACAAGAAGAACAACGTCTTGCTTATGAACAAACTATTAATAACTTGAATAACACTATTAAGGAAACTAAAGAAATTATTCCAGGTATTAAACTTGATGATAAAGCTAAGAAAGATCTTTTTAATATGATTACAAAACCTGCAACTCAAAAAGATGGTGTAAACTATTCTCAAGTAATGTTGCTAAGAGAGAAAGATCCTATTGGTTTTGAAGTAAAACTTAATTATTATGCTAAACTAGGATTGTTTGATGAAAACCCTAAGTTTGATTTAATAACTAAAAAGAGTGAAACTAAAGCATTAAATAAACTAGAAAAACAATTAGAAGAAGATTTAAAATCAAGAATCAACAAATCTAATGCTAATTCTAGAAATTCTGATGATAATTCAGATGTACTTGATGCTTTAAAAACAGTATTTAAAAAATAAAATTAACCCTTAACAATATAAATTTTAAAATTAATGAGTCAAATTATTAACCAATTGCAAAAATTTAGTCCTAAGGATTGGAGTGGTTTAACCACAAAAAATCACATTGGGGCTATGTATGGTGAACAACCTATCATGGTGTCTGAATTGATCAGTAATATCTACGATGTTAATCTAGGATTAGATTTCGATAGATTTATGGAACAATTTGAAACTATGGAAATTGAAAGAGATGCTCCTTTTGAATGGATGCTTAACTCTCAATCACCTTTCAAAAACATTCCATTACTTGCGTATTACACTGATGTAGCTTTAACTAGTCCTGCTACAAGTGCTACTCCTGGTATTGGTAATTCAAGTTTTTACTTGGAATTTCCTGATCGTATTTTTGAGTATTCTGATGTAATTGCTCCTGCTAGCTATGCAAAAGAAACTTATCAAATGCGTGTTATGTCTGATCCTAAGCCTAATGGTGCTAACTGGTGCTATGAAGTAGCTTTAGTATCTGGTGATGCTAACTTGTTTGTTCCTGTAAGTGAACTTACAAATGGTGTACGTTTTGTTAAAATGTATGCTCTAGCTGAACAAACTCTTTCTCAACGTGGTTCTAGTTCATTGAACTTTAGTTCACCGTTTAGAATGCAAAATCGTTGCTCATTCATGCGTTCTGAGTACTTAGTACCTGGTGATATGATTGATCAAAAAGAAAATGCTCCACTTGGATTCTTCTTTGTAGATGCTCAAGGTAAACGTCATACTACCTGGTTAGGTAAACTTGACTACGACTTTATGGTATCTTGGAAGAGAATGAAGTCTATGGCTCAGTTGTATGGAAAATCTTTGAAAAACTCTCAAGGTTCTTACACCATGAAGGGAGATTCAGGATATGAAATCAAAACTGGTTACGGACTTTTGGATCAAATTTCTCCTTCAAATGTACACTACTAC